CGCCTGCAACGTCTTGGTCTTGACGATCAAATCGTTGTTACCCGCCGTGCCACCGCTCGTAACCAGGTTCACGCTGATCGTCGCGGCGGTCCCGCTGTAGTTGGTGGCGGTGAACTTGTCGATGATCGCCGTGACGCCTGTCGCGGTGTACACCGTGGACTGTGAGTTGTTGGCGGTCTGGGCGGGAACAAGAACGGTTACGGTAACGGTCACGTTGACCTCCTACGAACTGATATTGTCGGTGACGGTGAGGATGATAGACGGGATGGCAGGATGGACAGCAGATGCGGGGTCGGCTAACAGCGCCACGGCCAAGTCCGACACCTCCCACATAAGTTCAAAATAGTCGCCCGCGTTCATGTCGAGCAGGAAGTTCCACGCCGCGACCGTCTCGGCGTTGTTGCCCTGAAGACGCAGCGTCGTGGTTGAGTTTGCCACGTCTGTTCCGTTTTTGCGCAACCAAATCCAGACGTTATGCGTGCCGCCCGCCGTGTTAACAAACTGTGCGGAGAACTGGATGTTGTAGACGTTGTGGGTATCGACATAGACGCGCGACGTCGGCGTGCCGATGGTCACGCCCGCGCTGAGATCAGTCGAATTGAACGTCATGCCGTAGGCCGTGTTGATCACGGCAGCGGTCTGGTCCGTCGTGTCGTAGAACGACCCGTACCGCAAACGCGGCAGTTGCGGCGTGTCGGCCGGCCCCAAGGCCAGCGCCTGCACGTCGTTGGCGAGCGCGGCGTACTGCGACAGCAGGGCGGACGAACTCTCAGCGTTCAGCGACGCCTGCGCCAGCAGCGCGCTAACGTCCACGTCTTGCGTCGGCGGTCCCTTCTGGACGTCTTCCAAGGACACAGCGCTGCCGCCCGTCTGGTTGAACAGGCTCAGGAAGAACAGATACCACTCGCGCGCGATTAACCCCGATCTGGGGTCCATCAGGGGCACGCGCGGCGGGGTGATGTTGGTGATGTTAGGCATTGGTGCCGCTGATCTGCAACTCGGCGCCCATGATGGCAATCTTGACCGGGTCGGTGCCGCTGACCTCGTAGACGCGGTCGCGCAGCTTGAGGGTCATGCCCAGCCGCCGCCAGATGGTGCGGTAGCCGTACTGGCCGATCTGGCCCATCTTGCGCCAGTACTCGTTTGACCAGGTGTGACCGCCGTCGTCCGACCAGCGCAGCATGACCTCCGGGTCGCTGCCCTGCCCGATCACCAGCCCGACGCCCGTCTGGCAGTCCAACTGGAGCGCGTGCTGAGCCGTGCGCGTGAGGTTGTTCTGGCCTTGCGGGATTGCCCGCCACGACCGCAGCCAGCGCTGTACCGCGCCGTTGTCGGTGTAGACGTCCAAATCGTAAGCGTAGACGTTACCGTTCTCGTAGTCGCCCACCAGCACGTCGTCTTGGAACGAAATCTGCGACGCCGGGCGCTGCCGCACCCAGTTGCCGTTGCTCCAGCCGGCACGCTCATGCCATGCGCCCGTGACGGCGTCGTAGGCCCACGTCTTGCCGGCGGTCGGGAACACCAGCACGTAGAACGAGTGGCCGTCCTGCTGGTAGGTGTAGCCGATGGCGTCGGTTATTGAGCCGTAGGACTGAATTTGCCACTCGACGGCGTGCGTCGAGATGCGCTGGCCTTGGTAGCCGTTGGCCTGATAGACCATGCCCCGGCCACGGTCGTCCTTGCCCAGCCAGTAAATCTGGTTGTTCATCTTGGCGACGCTGTAGCGGGCCGCGCAGCCCAACTCGTTGAACGCACCCTGAATACGCACAAGCGGGAAATCCGACAGCCCAGCGTTGTACCAGACTTCCGTCGAGTTCTCGCCAAACAGCCACACCTCGCGGTGGTCCACGATCATGCTGACGACGTTGTCGGGGTCGCCCTCGGCGCTGACGAAGTCCAGCGTATCGACGCTGGTGCCGTCAAGGAGGGCCGTCACCCAAATGCGCTGACTGTTGGGCTCAATGAACACGAAATAGCCGTCCAGATAGTCAACGACCGACGCGCCGGGAAAGTCCGGGTCGGTGATCTGCGCGAACACGCCCGTATTCAGGTTGTAGATGTAGCCGGTCGGATCGGCCGCGATCATGATCTGCGAACCGTTGTCGGCCATGCTGACAGGCCCGGCGCCTGCCACCGTGCCCTTGGCGGTCGCCACCCAAGAGGTGGTGACTTGGTAGAAGGTGTTGCCCGACACGACGTACAGGTAGTTGCCGTGCCACCACAGGCCCCGAATGGGGCCAAGCCCGACGGTGGCTTTCAGGGTGAGGCCGGGGCAGCGCTGAAGAAACGCCGCCTCCTTGCCCCCTTCCGGCACCATCTCGGGGAACAGGTTGATCATTTGGCTGTCGGCCGCGTTGACGCTGCGGGCGACATACGCGGAGCCTAAGATCGGTGTTTTCACTTAGTAATTTCCCGCGAAAATATTGAACCTTTGGCGGGTCGCCACGATGCTGTAGGGCAGCGCCATGATGTCGTCCGGGTTGTTGATGCGCTTCAGGTTGCGCTTGGAGGTCATGGCGATGCGCTGCACCTGGCGCGACGGTTCGACGCCAAATTCGGGGGCCAGTTCGCACGCCAGATTGTACCGGAAGGCGCGCAGGTAGCCCGGCGGGAAGGCCAAGTCGGTGCCCAGCGTGGCCGGCGCGCTCAGTTCCTGCACCGAGACGATGTGGAACTCCAGCACCTTGGTTGGCACCGGGTAGACGTACATCTCGATGTTCGGGTAGGTCATGTTGACCCACATCACCTGCGGGTAGGTGCTGGTGACGGTCTTGACCGCAATGCCGTTGTACTGCTGCTGGTTGATCAGCTTGAGGCCGAAAGAGATGCCGCTTGACGGGTCAAGGAAGTAGGTGGCGTCGTCTACCAGCACCGGGCGCAGGGCGACGATGTCGCCGGTCGGCCCCATCGTGCGCGACCGCGCGTTCGGCGGCCATGCAACGATCTGGTCCTGGGTGGAGAACACCGCCAGTCGTTCAGTATTCCAACTGTCGATCATTTCGTTCATCGCGGACAGCGCGTCTTGCGCAGTTTCGGAGGATGGCGTTTCGCCTTCCGCCAGAACACCGATGAGCCGCAGGGAACCGTAAATGATGTCGGCAGTCGTGGTCATGCTCAGTCACCCTTGTCCGCGCGAGGACGGCCGCGACGGCGCGGCGTCTCGGCCATCACGTTAGCCTCGGCGTCTGTCTCTGGCAAGTCTTCGACAACGTCGTCCTGAAGGTCTTCCAGTTCAAACCGGCGCCAGCCGTGCATCTCGTCATGCTGCGCTTCGGCTTCCATCGTCGCAACCTTGACGCCGTGCTTGGGGTGCATAAGATAGATTGTGGTCATGGTTTCCCTATGTGAAGACGGGCGGCCCGAAGACCGCCCGTGAGGTTACGCGATGAGGCTCAGCGCCTGAAGACGGCTTTCAAGCTGCGCAACGCGGGCCTGAAGGTTGGCGATGACCGCGAGGACGGAGTTGCCTTCGTCCTTGGTAACAAAGCCAAACGGCGTGGTGGAGGTCAAGTCCTGAATGGCGTAATCCGGCGTGCCGGGTGCCGTGGACGTGATGGTCGTCAACTGCGTCGTCAGGGCTGCACCCTTGGCAGTATAGACCGGATTTTCGATGGTGGGGCCGTTGAGGTACGGGTCCTCGTAGGCGACACCAACAGGCTTCGTATTGGGCATGTTGTTCTCCTTGAGAAGTTAAGCCCCCGCCGAAGCGGGGGCCTGTTGCTTAGGCGATACGATAAATCGTGTACGCCGCGTCGCCCGTCCTGCGGAAACGGAAGATGCCCGAGGTGTTGCTTGTCTTGGTAATGGAGTCCTGAATTTCAGCGTTGCCGACAAGGGTGTTGCCCGTGCCTGCGCCGAACGTCACGTCGTTGGCTGCGTTATCACCGATATTGATGAACGCGCAGTCAAAGGTCGAACCGACCTTCAAGCTGGGAAACGCCGCATCAAGAAGAGCGCCGGTCGGGAACGTATACGTGCCCGCGCCCGTGCCGCCGCTGTCCATCGTGCAAACGCCCGTGGCAAGG